TTAACATCGCCAATACCGGTCCCTCCCGACGTGACATCTATCCCGGATTCGTAGAATCGCAGCTCGGCAACCGAAAGGTTGCCGTTCCACGCCTCGCGCTCGTGGCGACGACTATAAAGCATCCAATAGCGGTTCGACGCCTGCGCCGTAGGCTTGGCGAATGAGCGCATAGTGTTATTCGGCCATGTTTTCGGCGTTGAGAGCCACTCGAAAACCCACGCGCTACCGTCGTCCGAGCTCTCGACTACAAAGGTTCGCGGCGTGCGATCAAGATAACTGGAGTGCGCTGCGATACCGACTTCGATTATGTCTTTTTCGTTGCCTGCACCAAAATCGTATCCGATAAAGCAGGGACGCGGGCGCGTATTGTCCGCGGTGTTATTCACCCAACCCTGCCACCAAGTAGCCGTGTTATTGTCGAACGCCGAGGGCGGATCTTCGCTGCTCCCCGTGGCGAAGCCGTTTTGCCCAATGGCGGTTCCGCCCGTGCATTGATCGGCGCCGCCGACTGAAGTCCGCATCTCGACCTCGGTCAAAAGAACGAGCAAGTTGCCTCTGAACCCGCCGCCGTTTTGTGTCAGCGTCCGAATCCGCCAATAACGATGAGCTGCCATTAGCTGAGCGTCCCTTTGAGGGTGACTGACACGTTAGCAGCCGTTCCAGGCGACGCGGGGCCGACGATCTTGAGCTGGTCGCCTGCCGCAAACGATACCGCACCGCCTGTGGTTGTGAACGTGACGGTGCCGCCAGTGGCAATGGAGATTGTTCCGATGCTGCTGCCATTCTTCTGGACGTCCAAGTCGAATGTCGCTGCCGGATTCGTTCCTACGTCGGCGACCGCGTCTGCGAAATCATCCAAAAAGTCAACGCCGTCCGGGAACGTATGAAGCAAAAGAACCTCGCTCGCAGAGGGCGCAGTCGTGAAGAAGAACCCGACCCGATACGCGGCTGCGGCCCCAGCTGCAAGGGCGGCAACATCGGTGAGAGTCGCGCGGCGGCTGACCCACTTGCTAATGACCACAGTCTCGCCGGCGGCATCGTCCACGATGACGTCCCCGTCCGTTCCGCCGATGGTCATCTTTCCGGTCGTCAAAGCGGTGACCGCTCCGACCAGGATGTTATTGGCGACGTTGCCGGTAAACCCGGCTACGTTGACACGATCTCCGACCGCGAATCCTGCCGCGACGAATCCCGCGCCAGAATCGTTGTAGCTGTTATCCGCCGCCGCTGCGCTGATGGTCGCCGCGCTGATTGTAACAGTGTCCGAAAGTTGCGATACCTCGACCAGCTCACTTCCGTCGAGCGTCGCCGCGGCAGGCATGCCTGTGATGCGAGTGGTAGCCATTTAATCCTCCGTAACCCTGAGAACGTCATCCTCGGTGCGGCGCTCGTCGCCGGCCTCGGTTAGGCGAACGTCGCCGCCCGTGTAGAAAAACTCATGCGACGGCGCTTGCCAGGAGTAAACGTCATCGCGCTTGGCGTGAACTTCAATACGGACAACCCCCTCATCTAGCGGCGTCCAGGTTGTCGCGTTACCGGCTATGTCATCCTCGGTATGCACCAGAACGTCGTCAACGTAGCCTTGCAGACGATAGGTCGTTCCCGCCTCGGGTCCAATGTCGGCCGCAGTGTGGTCAATTAGCACTCCTGCCGTTTGCTGGACCCTATCGCGGTGCGCCCACGTTACTGCCAGCTCGCCCTCATATGTGACGTCTAGGTAACTGTCACCGTTTACCCGGAGGTCGCCCGGCGCATAAGGACGGAACGGTCGCTGCGCCAATGTGACCGTCATCGGGATTGCTTCTTCTATTGGCAGCACGCCAGAACCGCTAACTGGCGTGATCTTGACATCCACCTCTTCCCCGGCGACATACTCAGTCGGATCGAACCCGGCATACGCATCCCAAAAGAATAGCATATCGCCAACGAGATGCGTTTCCGGAACGGTATCGAGCACGCCGCGTCCTACAGTCATCGCCCCAGTGACCAGGTCGATGCTGTCAACGCGCATGAGCTCGTTGCCGACCTGGACGTGGGTTCCAACAGTGACCTCTTCGAGGTCTTCCATGCTGGTAACAGTAAAGCTCGTTTGTGTCTTGGTGAGGTCCGACACGAGAACCGCGGTTGGGCAGAAATCGAGTGTGCCGACCTGCTCGTAGCCGGTGCCATCATCTGTCCACAGGCGGGCGTTGATGGCTGAGACCGCGCGCGATGCGGCCGCGATAACGTAGCCGATGTCCGGTTTACTCGTCAAGCTCGCGTCAATATCGGACTGCCCGAGCGTTTGCACCAGCTCGAAGTATGGGGCTTCGGTTGCGAGTTGATCGTCCGAAGCTTCCGGAGGCGAGCTCGGGTCTTCCCAGCTGTTATCCGGCACCGTGATAACGGTGGTTGTCGGTGTGTCGTAATTGTCTTGAGTGCACTCGATCCGAACCTGGTTATTCCGACCTGTGCCGTAGGCGATATTAGCGACCCGCATAACGACCTCGACCAGGCCCCACTTAGCCCAGCTGAACTTGAAAGCGTCGCCGATGTTTAGATCCTTGGCGTCGCTGTCGGCGTAGATCGTGCATGAGAGGCCAGGCGTCGAGAGCGCCTTGAGATCGCGCTGCCCGGCGATGGTTGCGCTTCGTGCGTTGGAAAAACCGGGATACTGGAGTGTCGTATTGATGACCGCACCTTGAGTCTGCACCATGGCTGTGTCTGTGATGGTGAGCGAGGCATCTTTACCTGTTGTGATGTCCCAGTAGTTAACGGTTACCGAATTGATAAGCTCGCCAAACGATGACCTGGACGGATCTTCAACCCGAGCAATGTTGGACTCGTCCAGGAGCAACAAATCCTCGGGATCGTAGTCGTTGCGGATCAGCTTAATGACGAACTTGCCTGTATCGCGCGACACATAGACCGCTGCGTCAATATGCTTCTTGACTTCGTCAACGAACTCCTCGATCTTGATCTGGCGATCCCAAAGCAGGGACACGCCAAGCATCTCGTTGAATATCTGATCGGCGGCAGCTGTAAAGCTGGTGTCGTCAATGTCGCCGTCTGTATAACCCATTCCCCAGTCAGGATCTGTCAGACATTCGCGGATAATATGCACGCCGTTCATGTCCAAGCCGAGCGGCGTTGTTATAGTCGCCTTGACGGAAAGACCGCCCGAACCTGCTACACTGTTATTGTTCTCAAGATCAGTCCATAGGCGGTAAAACGAGTGCCCAGTGTCCGCGAACGTCGCGGTGTCTAGATATGCGTTGACGGCTGCAAGGCATAGTTCCGGTGTAGCGTATTGCGGGTTGCCGGGGATAGCGAACAGTGTGGCCGACCCGTCATCATCCCCCATTACACGGAGCGGCCATCGCCACCCGTCGCCGTTGGCATCGACTGCTGAAAGCGCGCCGCCGTCTTGCGGCTCAAAAGTGATAACGCTGTTAGGATCGGCTGCGAACGTGTAGCCAAGATTGTTTGCGATAATCGCGCTAACGGTTCGTTGCCCAACGGGTGTCAGTGTCGCCGGAAGGTCAAAATTGAGCACGGCGGTGGTTGTGCTCGTGATTGGAATACCTGCCTTTGCGGAATACCACTGATCGACCCCGTCCTGTCGGACATAGACGCGCTGCCCTCGGAAGCGCCACGGTTTGAGGTAGGGGTTGTTGCCGAGGTAGCACTGGCGAAACACTGCACCGACAACCCCGCGATAGGCCGGGATCAGGGCACCGAGCTTGCTCAACAGGTAGCTATTTTGCCCCTGTGTCGGCTCACCCATCTCGATATCTATGGTGCCCGAGACACCGCCCTCGCGGCTTTCACCGCCAAACAGATTAGGGGAGTTAACCGCGATGGCCCCGCCTGTATTTGCGCCCGCCCATGCCTGCCGGTCGTCAACGGTAACGCGCGTGACCTTGTCAATCGGTCCTTGGCACAGAATCTGGTGCATGCCAAGGTAGTATTTGTAACCGATGGTTTGCTTTTTAGACTTGCCGCCCACGAGCCGCCTCCACCACTTGCATTGCCATGGCGTCGCCCGTCCGGATGAAGTCGTCCTCCGGAAGCCCCTCGGCTAGGAATTTATTCCAGTCCATATTGTGTCGGCGGAAGAAGTCGCGCGTCCCGCCCGAGCACATCCGGCAGGCGCGGATATCCTTCATGGTCACGATGACGGTCACTTCTTGCCTCCCTTCGACTTGATCGCCACCGTCTTGAGATCGCCATACCAGACGACATTCGGACCGTTGAGATCGCGTGTGCCGAACAGGACGGGAATCTCGATGCCCTCTTCCGCGGTGGGCGCGGTTACGTCGCCCAACCCGGCAGGCTTCTGATTCTGCACGGGCGGGCGCATGAGCAGGCCCACCCCGATTGCGCCGACGAAGAGGACAGCCAGGAACCACATTAGACGATTGAACTCCCACCCATCGGGTTCTTCTGAGGGATGAAGTCGAACCCGCCATAATTCAGCAGGTTGTTGAACTTCGAGTTGCACGTTACGCGGCTATGGTCGCAGCCCGGGTAAAGGGTCACGGCGAACGGCAGCGCGGCCTCGGCCGCTTGCGCCAACGAGTAGGACGTGCGCTGCAAGGCGATGGCGGTGCCCGTGTGGCCAACGATATACGAGAGCACGCCATCGGGCGAGCGAAGCATGCCGCCGACGTAGTAACCGTCCGGCTGCAAGGCGGCCTCGGTGACGGTGACCACAGTTCCCGCTAGGGCCGTGCACTCGCCAACGACCGCGAAGTCCTCGGCATCGAGCCGACACCCGCGCCCGTAGAGGGCATGCCGGCAACTGCGCTGATACCGCGCGCGGAGGCCCGGGCGGCGCAGGCTCGTAAAGATGGACTCGAACTTGAGGGTGATGCTGTCCATGCCCGGGATGACGGCGACTAGGCGACCCTTCCATGCGGTCGTGAACGTGCCAAGCGTGCTGCGCTCGAAGATGGTCAGTGACACGATGTTCTCGCCGTTGTCGCTCAACCAACGGATCGCCGCGGCGTTGGTCAACGATACGCGGATGTCCAGGTTCGCGCGGGACAGCTCGTTGCGGGATTCGATCTCCGACCGGCCAATCGAAGTCGGGGTGTAATCCTCGCCGCCATGCGTCACCAGCTCGTCGCCGCTGGTGAACGTCCAGACCTCGGCCGATCCTTGTTCGCTAAAGCGGTAGAGCTCGGTTTGCGTTACCACGTTCTTCCCTTTAGGTCACTGTGCGGAGTGACATTGAAACCTCGGTGTGCAACCCGTAGTGGTCGCAAGTGATCTTGTCGTCCGCGATCCGCACCTTGAGCAGATACTCAATGCGCTGGTTGACGTTCCACCCGGCCCCAGCTGGGAGCGCAGGGCTGAACGTCAATCGGTCGTCGCCGGAGACAGAACTGATGCCCGTGACCAGCGCGTAATGCCGGCCCGCGTCGGAGTCTATAACAATTCGCTTGAAGGTGTCAAGGCCCCAGTAGTGTTGGCTGTATTCATCGCCCGCGACGGTCACGGCGTTACCGCCGCCCGCCACCGGATTCACCACTTCGAGATCGGCGCGATGCGTCGGCAGCAGGAACGGAACCGATGACCCTTGGACATGATCGGCGAAGGCATACCACCACAGCCAGGCGTCCAGGTCGAGCACGCGGTTGGCCTGCCAGCGCAACGGGAAGGCCCACTGCGATTGATCCCACGGCGAGAACAGGTCAGGCAACCCGATGTAGTCGGCAATGATGATCCCGGTGTCCACCGCTGCGTCGAATTGGTTGCCGACCGCGTTGATCTCAAGCACGGCCTTCCCGTCAAACATGGTCACTTC